TCTGCTCACTTATTTTAGGTTTAGTAGCTACTGGTGCTGGGGCTACTGGGGCTACAGGAGTAGGAGTAGCAACAGGAGTTACAGGTGTAGGTGTAGGAGTAGGAACAGCAGATGCATTGAACTGTTCCATTGCATTAGTCTGTCCAGTGTTAAACTGTTGTGTTGCAGGAGTAGCAACAGGAGTACCATCTGAATTTGTAAGCACACCTTTATCATCATAATACTGTGAGTAGTCAACAGCACCACCATTGGCAAACTTACGGACCATACCACCATTAACCATTTGAAGAGCCTTTTGTTGGTACATACCCATCTGTTGCATCTTATCAGGATTTTGATTTAAGTAATCGTTAAACTTACTCATGTCACCTTGATACCCTAGAGTACCTGCAATACGTTGCATAGCTTCAGGTTTAAATCCTTTGAATTGTTGCATTTTTTATTTACCTTTATCCATTAACTGCTTTATCTAAAACCCAGATCATTACAGCAGATCCTATAGCAAAAAAGAATACTGTTGTTACAATTGAAATTACCCAGAATAGTTTATCTCTTGCTTCAGCTTCTTCTTCTAGTGCTTTCTTTTGCCTAGACCTAGCAGCAGCTTGCTCTTGTACAACCAAGTCCCACATACCCGGTGGGCCATATAGTCTGCAGCAAGACCTGAGTTCTTGTTGAGCTTCTTTGTGGGCCATCTTTGCCTGTGCTATTGCAAAGCCTTCTTCTTCTGAAGATGTAAGCCTACCTAGTGGGCCTTTGTGTCTACCTTGTTCTGCAAGATTTATGTCAGCTTCTAACTTAGCTAGTTTACCAAACTGAGGCAGTAAACTTGAGGCATCTTTTCCTGCTTTTATGGCAGCACTTACAGACCCTGCTATCTTAGTAACTGCACCAGCTAATGCTAATACTTCTATCACGACAGTAATCCTTTTGTTATATAATTACCATCATCTACATAAGTGATGTCAGGGTAATTGTTGTCTGCTAGCCATCTTTTCTACAGACATACGAATGGCTTTTATGTTCTCATCTATTCTAGCCATAGATATAGCTTGCCCATGTACTGCGTCTTCCATACGGCCTAGTCTTTGTTGTACCTCTACAATCTTAGAAGCATTAACTTCTATGTCAGAGGTCATTGTACTTACAGTCCAAACGATAGCTGCACCCTGCACAAACAATCCAAAGATTAATGTTAAGGGGACAGACTTACTTAAGTGCCAGTTATCACTTGCCATTCTTAATCACCATTCAGTGTGTCTAAGTCATCCCAGATAGCAGTAGCTGCATCTCCCGGTACAAATTCTATATCATTGCCATCACTATCTTGACCAGATACCCATGTCTGTGTACCGTCTACAACACTTACACTTGTAAGGTATGTAGTTAAGTCATTCTTACTTCCTATCTCAGCAATAGCATCTGATATGTCTGCACCATCGTCAGATATACCTATCATAATCCAATCTTGAGGACTTGCTGTATCAGGATCAGCTACAGCATACATACCACCAGTAGATTGAGGTACACCAAACTTTAACCATGTAGGTATTGTACCTGCAGAGGTTAACCTATACTTTACTACTTTATACGCCATCTGTTTTATCCTCTATCTGTGGTGTGTTGGCTAATGATGTAGGGTCATATACGTCAAACCCTCTACTCTTAGCAAATGCTGCAGGACATCCTGCCCACTTATCTGCACATCCCTCAAGCCACTGTACTGTATGCTCATGCTCTGGGGCTTTGCCTTGTTGTACTAATTCGTTTTCCCAGTTAAGGTATGACATTACTTCTAGTTGAGCTTGGGCTGCATTGATACCTAAGTCAAACAAGTAGATCATGTTACCTTCGTCAATGATACCCTGTCGTGGTCTTGCACTGTTTAATGCTTGCTTCATACAAGTCATAATGTGGTAACGTGCTTCTTCTAGTTCGTAGTCTTCCTCAGTAAGTTCTGTCTTACCAATCTTCTTCATTAGGTTATCGTACTGATTAGTGAAGAAGTTCATCTTACGTACAGCACCTTGTACTGCGTTGCGTGTACCTTCTAAGTGACCCTGTAGCTCTAGTATCTTTATCTCTAGTAGCTCACGGTCTAGGTCATCTTTACAAGTTTTAAGTTCAGCTTCTCTTTTCTTAAGCTTATTCTCTTTCTTGCGTAGTCCTATGTAGGCTTCCTGTAGTGCTGATCGTGTCTTGTCTATCTCAGCTAGTGTATGCTTAATGCTACGTATGGGTGTAATAGCTGTTACGTCTAGTGTAACTCCCATGAACTGACTGTGTGACTTGTGGAAGTTGCTGGTGGCCTGTGTAACTGCTGGCATCTTCTCAGCAATGTTATTAAGCATAGACTTATACTCAGGGGCAGCAGTAGGTAGTGCTTCGTTTAGTGTAGTAGTAATAGCTAATTCTGTAGACATTAGTAACTCCTTCTTAAAAAAGAGTTATACCATATTTTTAAAGTAAATGCAAGCACTATCCGTTAGACCATTGGGTATACCATCTACCATCAGAGTTTTTAAATGCACCATCACATACTGGCCCTGCCTTTGGTCCATCAAACACAACATCTATACCTTCACCATTAAGCCATGACTCTGTTAGCTCACCTTGTGCAGGTACATTATGTGGCCTACGTTTTCTAGTCTCATAACGAAACTCTTTCTCCGTAAGCAGTCTGCCTGTATCTCTGTATCTAAGTAATCCCATTTATACCTCTATGCTATTGCTAAGAAAATGTAGTCACCATCTTGAAAACTACCTGAGATCTGAAAACCTGATGCTAGTGGGTCTATATAATCTGTGTTAGTGACCTGTGCAGCATTAGTGTCAAGCAGAAAGTAAGGATCATTTCCTGCAATTATACCTCTAGTTGAATCCCACCAAAACCAACTCCCTGCATCATCAGTACGTTTAAGCATGACTACTCTAGCACCTGCTGAAAACCCACAGTTTACATCTGTTGAACTACCTGAGTGTGTTACTGATCCTACTTTAGAAACACCTGCTAGTGTTGCGAATAGGTAGGCTATATAGATGTCTCCAGAAGCGTTTGTTCTGTCATGTGTACCAACAGAAAACACGGCTGAAGTAGGGGCGGTATTGTTCCAAATAGTTGTAACAGAATCTGAGTTAACAACAGCATTATCGTTTAAATTAAGATACTTATCGTTACCAAACCCAGCCCAAACTGTCCAATCTTCTGTAGTATTTCTAGCTTTTACCCACATCATTTCAGGAGCAACACCAAGGCTGTGAGCTTCTGTTTTTGCACTACCTGTGCCATTATAAGCAACTACATCAAAATAGCCTTTGGCACGCTTCCACATATAAGCAAGTGCAGCATCTTCACCGTAAGCTTCTGCTTTGAAATATCCATTGTTAAAATCAAACGTAGCATCAGTTTCATCTGCTTCACGTGTAGTGGCATTAGTTGCCATTTTTGTAGCTTGGATTAATCTTGCCGCCACTAGCCATGTTCCTGATGCTAATGGTTTTTTTATGGCAAAGTCTACAGGAAAACCTGATGTATGATAAGGTGCAGCAGTATTTTCACCATCAATAGCAAACACCTCAGTAGCATCCGTTATGGTAGCCATGTTAGGTCTTCTGATTGCTACGTAGATAAAGTTTTGATTGTTCTGATTTAAAGCACCAGCGGTTGTATCAATACTCCACCCTTCTGCATTTAAACTAGCATAAGTTGTAGATGCCTCTGCACTATTGGCGTTGGCGAACAAAGCTAGCTCATTATAACCAACAACCATTCCCCTAATAGCATCAAAAATGTGCCAAGCATCATCATCATCTGATTTCTTTACAAAAAGCCACTGAGGTTCCCAGCCTAAATCAATAACTGGCCCTGTAGCATTACCATTACCTGCATAATAACCACACTGGATCATAGAGTCATCCCCTGTTTCGTGGGCGAATAGGTAGGCTACATAAGTATCATTATTATTGTTAACGTGATTAAGAGTTCCTACACTAAAAACACTTGATGTAGGAGCCGTGTCTTGCCAAGCAGTGGCATTGTCTTGAAATGCTTGTGTTAGGTTTAGTATGCCCCAATAATTTTCTGGGGATGACCCACCGTTAACCCCTCTGTGATATACAGCCCAATTTTTTGCGGCATTAAGTTTTTTGATTAGAATCATACCAGGTACAGAACCGAGATTATGGGCTATTGTTCTATTGCTTCCGTTTCCAGTATACGTAACGACATCAAAAAACTTAGGCGCTTTGCGAAATGTCCAAGAAACAAATTCACCATTGTTAGCATTTATACCTGAGTCTCCACCAAGAACATAACCTGTTGAAGTAAAACTGTTTAAAGTATTGTCATCTGATTGCTCTGCCTCATCGTTGTCTGCTATTACATGTTTGTTAGGACCCCTTTCAGTATCAAAGAAGTGATTTCCTCTTGTGTCATTCCTTTGACCAGTCCAAACTAAACCACCTTCATTAGCAAGGTCTATCCCATTAACAATTGCACCAGGGCTACTTTCAGACCCTACATACAAAAACGTACTAAAGAGATTCTCAACAAGTGTGGCTGGATCAGCTACACCTGCTTCAGGCCAGTTAGCTCCAC